AGTTGGTGTCAGTAACATACCTAATGAATCGATTACAAACAACACTTTAGGACGTTCTTCGTCTGCCATGTCTTTATAATCTTTCATAAAGGTTGAGATAGTTTTTGCTACATCGTCAATCATACTCATACTCAACTTCAAAAGTTTTTCTTCTGAAGTATCGACACCCAATGCATGTAGCCAAGTTTCATCAAGTGCATTCTCTGAGTCAATTAAGACTACAAAGATACCCTGATCTTGTGCTGACTTTACAATGTTGCCTGCGGCAAAGTATGATTTACCTGCGCCTGATTCTCCTGCAAATACAGTAACCTTACCTAAAGGAACACCTTGATGGAAATCACCTGAGATAAGATAGTTGAGTGCATAAGAACCCGTTGAGATCCAGTCAGTTGGATCATTAAATCCTATTGACAAGCCGTCAATGGATTTGGTTATGTCTTTCCTAAATTTGGAAATGTCAAATGGTTTTGCCACAATTACTCCTATTGATTAGATTGTTTGTTATTAATTCTACTAGAGTTAGAAGGCTTTTGCAAGATTTCTGGGCAGGCTTCTGCCATATCATCTAAATCGAAATCAGCAGGGTAATGTCTCAACGCCGCTCTTGCTCTATCTCTGATAAGGCTAGGAACACGTGGAGTTTTACCTGGATCACAAAGTTCTTCTAATAATTTCTTCCCTTGTTTAAGGGCTCTAAATCTTTCGTCTGGTAGTGTCATTTTAATTTTCTCCTACAAAATATGGGGGAGTTGCCTCCCCCAGACTAACAATTAAGAATTGTTTTGTCTTGCACGTATCATTGCTAGAATGTCTTGTGCTTTATCACTTGATGGTTCAGAACTCTCTGCTGGAGCCGCTGAAGGAGTTTCTACTGCTGGTGCAGTTTCTGCTACTGGTTCTGCGACTGGGGCAGGTGTTTCAACTGCGGGTGCTGGTGCACTAGAAGTTGATTCATCTACTTTAGCAGTGTCAGGTGCATCGATACCGAAAGGACGATAGTATGCTCCAAACTTGTCAGTGTCATATGGACGACCATCTACTGATGCCTCGAACATTTCTTTAATGACTCTGAGTTCTGCTTCTGAAGGCTTCTTAGGTAAGAAGTCTGCTAGATTAAATAGACCATGTGCTTCAATAGCCGCTTGTTCTACATCTGTTAGTGCAGATTCTTTCCTAGACCATGACGATGTTGAATAATCAGCATACTGACCTTTTGTAGTCTTTCTGATATTAAAATCAAGACCACGCATTACATCAGTTGGCAATTCTTCAATCTCAGGATCCATCAATGAACTTTTGATAGTCTGAAAGATTTGAGGTGAAATAACAAATCTACGAATAGGATTCGCAGGGGTGTTGTCTTCCCCAATTGGATTTTGACGAACAAAACCTTGGAAGATATATGATCTTTTCTTCCAGTATTTGTTTGCCATTTCTTTGAGAGTTTCGTCTTTGTACCAAGGACGAACTTCTGCTAATACAGGACAATTCTCACCGAACATTTCTACGCACGGTACTTGTACTGTTACTTGTCTCACATTTGGATCACCTTTCACGCCATTAAACGGAAGTTTAATAACTTGTCTCTCAATCCAAAAGAACGAATTATTTGAATCCGCATCAGGTAAGAAACGTAGTGAGCAAGATGCTCCTTCGTCCATTTTCCAATGTGGATAGATCGCTCCATCAGATGTTGGATACTTAGATCCAGATGATTTATTTTCTTGTGCCGCGAGACGGGCACGGATGTCTGCTAGACTGGCCATAATGTTTTCTCCTATAATGTATGCCTAAGTTTAGTTCTATATGTGTTGTCGCAAGACCGAAGTCTCACTTGTTTAGTTTTGTTAAAAACATGACACATGAACATATTATATTGTATAAATGTTCCTATGTCAATAAGTATTTATGCCTGATTTACCCATTTATAAAAAACTTATAAGGGTGCGATCTTCAAGTTAGGGACTTGAGTAACAACAATCTCTGTTCAGTGCAAACTCCGGGTTAGTAGAGTTCATTTCTCTTGCCAAAATCATAAATAATAGTGCGAACTAACTTACGATTAAGGAATCAAATTATGCACATGAAACATTTGAAAATCGCACTAATTTTATTTAGTGTGGGTTTTGCCAGCCCAAATATTTTTGCTCAAGCAACAGGCACATGTACGGCGGGTACAGATAATTGTGAAGCAAGTACCTCTACGAGTACTACCACAAATACGAATACCAACACTTCGACTAATACGAATACCAACACCAATACTAACACTAGTACAAATACCAACACCAATAATAATACTAACACCAATACTAACACCAATACCAACACCAATACCAACAATAACACGAACACTAATACCAACAATAACACGAACACTAATACCAGTACTTCGACCAATACCAATACTAATAATAATACTAACACTAATACTTCGACCAGTACGAACACCAATAATAATACCAATAATAACACCAACAACACCACGTATAACGGTACCAACAACAATACCAATACGAATACGAATACCAACAATAATACCAACAATACGACCAGTAACAATACCAACACCAATAACAATACTAACACTTCGACTAGCACGAATACTAATACCAATAATAACACCAATAATACAACGGTGAATAGTACTTCCAATAATACGAATACTAACAACAACAATTCTAACATTAACCAAAATGTTAACAGTAATAGTAATTCTACATCGAATAATACCAATACGAATAATAACAACACGACCTCGAATAATACTAATACCAATAACAATAACAACACTTCTACTAGTACAAGTGACTCTAATGTGACCACTAACAATACCAGTAAGAATGAAAATAACAACACCAACACAAACAATAACACCAACATAAACAAAACTGATCAGACTATTAAACAAGAGATCACTACAAAGGCGCCACCTGCTAGTGCAATTGCACCAAGCATAGGGTCAAGTTATTCGCAAGATTTATGTACAACTGGTGTGTCTGGTGCGTTTCAGGGGCAAGTATTTGGTATATCAGGTGGTAAGTCTGTTAGAGATATGAACTGTGAAAGGATCAAACTATCTAAAACAATATATGATATGGGTATGAAAGTAGCCGCAGTATCATTAATGTGTCAGGATCCTAGAGTGTTTCAAGCAATGGAAATGGCCGGTACACCTTGTCCGTATATGGGTGCTATAGGTCCAGCCGCTTCTGAGCAATGGGAAGAAAACTCACAGAAAAGACCAGATACTAAGAAAGGTGTAAAAAGCAGATTACTTGGTGTATTAGGTTCTGATGAAATTGAAGTTGATAATATTGCAAATGTCTCTGATGATCAAGCCGCTTTTGTAGAAAAATGTACTAGACCTGACTTTAAAGGAAGACGAAAAACTACAAAGACTTGTGAGGCAGAATGGCACGATTCAAAATAATATCATTACTATTTCCTCCTAACTACAATGAGTCAAATGCTGACGGCACCAATACCATTTACTCAGTGACTGGAGATTACGGTGATTTGTATGATTTAACTCGTAGTGGCACCGGTGCAACTGGTTGTACTATTGGTCAGTTTAGTGATGACGGTGGTTGTGGCATCAGAATGGATTTTGGTTTTTCATGGGAGTGGCATAACGAATCGTATACTGCCGCAGTAATGAGTACGAACGGTTGTCTTAAATTAGTAAAAGAAGATTACTTCATTTCTAATATGAACAGTATGTATTGCCAAGATTACACACCTAATGCATTAGGTAGTGGACAAGATGGTTATACTAAAAATGCAACTGATACTCTTTTTCCCTTTTACACTGACTTGATTGGGAAAAATAGTAATAGTGCATTGTTATATAAAGCATTTGATGATTATGCCATATTCGGTTGGTATTTTTTAAAAGAATACAATAGAGCATCAGAAAATAGTTTTGAAGTTTACATATTTGATTACAATGATTCTGCTACGAAATGCGGAGATCATCCAAATATATCATGTAGTGATGCACAAAGAGCAGAAGTAAACAAACCTGACAACTATGGATTTGTTTATGGTGATTTAGATATTATTCAACATGATGTTTTAATAGGTGAACAAAAAGATAAGAACAACTACACTCAGTATCTATTTTATGATGACGGTACAGATAACTTAGGTGATGGTAGTGTTGACAATACATTTGATGATATGGATCAAGGATACTTAGAAGATGGGGGCGGCATACTTTTTTCAGATGCAGATGGAGAACCAGCACAATGTCAGAGCAATCCTTTATATTCAACAGATTGTTTATTATATGATATAGCATACTTAGAGTATCAATGTAATTTGGATCCTCAATATGATAGTGGATGTGAGTTTTATGAAAACAATGAAGTAGATGAAGGGTTGATGTGTGAGATTGATCCATTGTATGATCCAAGTTGCCCAGGTTATGATGCCGCAATAGCCGCTACTAGTTCAGGAGGTTACGATCCAACTACAGGATTAATTACTGATCCTACTACTGGAGAGCAATACAACACAGACGGATCTATGTATGATGATGGCTATATCTACGATGACGGAGGTGTCAATGGTGACTTCGGTGATGAACCCTGGATGGTCGACGGTAACTATGACCCTAGACTAGATCCTAACATTACATATGATGACTTGAACACAGAACAACAGATGTTAGTTGATCAAGGTTTATCTCCGCAAGATGCTATGTTTGTTACAATGGGAAATGAACAAATAGCCGCATTAGGTGAAGATCCATTAGCAGTACAATT